GGTAGTAGTGGCGTTGAATTTAAAGATGGATTTTTTGATGGCACTGTAACAGCAGATGCTTTTGCAGGACCTTTAACTGGTGATGTCACTGGTAATGTATCTGGAACAGCAGCTACAGTAACTACTGCAGCTCAGTCAAATATTACTTCTTTAGGAACACTAACTACACTCACTGTTGATAATATAATTGTTAATGGAACAACAATTGGACACACTGATGATACAGATTTAATTACTTTAGCAGATGGTATTGCCACTGTTGCAGGAGAAATATCTGTAACCACTTTAGATATAGGTGGAACTAATGTAGCATCTACTGCTGCTGAGTTAAACATAGTTGATGGTAATACATCTGCAACATCTACTACTTTAGCAGATGCAGATAGATTAGTAACAAACGATAATGGAACGATGGTGCAGGTAGCACTATCTGATGTAAAAACGTATTTAACAAGTGCAGGGTTCTCGTCAGAAGACCCTACGGCTCTTGCAATCGCGCTTGGTTAGTAATATAATAGGAGGATAAATGGCTAATACTTTTAAAGTTGTAACGAAAGCAAATGTGACAAGTGCTGATGTTATTTACACTGTTGCCGGTTCTACAACGACTGTAGTTCTTGGTATAATGGTAGGTAACACAACCACTGGTCAAATTACTGCTACAGTTAGTTTAGCTTCAGATACTTCTAGCAGAGCAGGTGCAAATAATGAGGCTAACCAGACGGTTGAACTTGTTACTAATGCGCCGATCCCTGTTGGCGGAACACTGGAACTGCTTGCGGGCAACAAAGTAGTAATGGAGACAACAGATGCACTGTCACTGACAGCATCTGGTTCGGCTGACATTACTTTGTCAATAATGGAGATAACGTAGAATGGCTTTTATAGGTACACCTTTAGATACCAGAAATACTTTTCAATCTCTTGCAGGCAAGAGGTTTGATGGTGATGGAAGTACAACTGCATTTACTTTAGATGTAGCACCTTCATCAACATTAGACATTGAAGTATTTGTTGGTAATGTAAGACAAGACCCTAACTCAGCATACACTTTATCTGGTACAACACTAACGTTTACTGGCGCCCCTCCTAGCGGCACAAACAATATTTATGTTGTTCATCAAGCAAAAGCTGTAGGAACAATTAATCCTACTAATGATTCTGTGACAGCTAGTTCCATAGCAGATGATGCAGTAGAGAGTGAACACTTAAATAATAACATTATATCAGGACAGACAGCTTTAGCAGAAACACCTGCAACGACTGATGAATTATTAATATCAGACGGAGGAACAATAAAAAGAATTGATTCGGTTTTTTTCCAAAACAGACCTGCTTTTTGGGTAGCTAAAAATGCAGATCAAAACATTGCCGGTGACCAAAATGTACAACTTACATATGAGGAAGAGTTACTAGATTCTGCCGGTGCTTTTGCTTCTAATACTTTTACACCTCAATCTGCAGGATATTATTTTATCTACGCACAAGCAAGATTTAATGCAAATGATGACGCAGACCAGTGGAGAATAGAATTATATAAAAATGATGCTTCTGTAAATGTCGGCAGTATGGTCACACGAACACAACAAACAGCACAAGTATCCGGAATAGTTCAATTTAATGGCTCAAGTGATAATTTAAAGTTTTATGTTTATCATAATTTATCTGGAACAACTATTGCAGTGCAAGACCAAAATTCATTTACTTATGCTTTTGGATTTAAATTAATAGGATTATAAGGAGTAACACATGAGTCAAACAAAAATATTAGCAGGTGGATTTGATGCAGATGTCATTACTGGCACTACAGCTTTAGCGGCAGAACCTGCAAGCACGGATGAATTTTTAATATCTGACGCAGGAACATTAAAAAGATTAGACGCAACTCATATGTTTAATACTCCTGCCGTTATGGTTCATAATGCAAATGCACAAACACTTTCGACAAATACAGCGACTAAAATTGTTTTTGATACTGAAAGTAATGATAGTGATGGCGAATTTGCAAGTAATAAATGGACTGCTGGCACAGCAGGAAGATATTTATTTATTTGTGCTGTAGAGATGCAATCAATGGGCGATGCAAAAGAAAATTGGCTTAAAGTTTACAAAAACGGAAGTGCTATGGTACCTACTTTTACTCAATTTTCTGGTGCAGGTGGTTATAGCAATCATATTACTCTTATGGTAAATGCTTCGGCAACTGATTATTTTGAAATATATGCTTTGCAGAATAATGGAAATAATAGAGATATAAGTGCTGAAAGTGCTGTTTGGTCTATAACAAGAGTTATAGGAGGATAATATGGATAATTTATATTACAAAGTAAAATTATATTTAGAAGCAAATAGTAAGACTGATTCTGAGTTTGTAGAAAATATTGAATTACAAAATGATTCAAATAGCAATGGAGACTACATAAAAACATGGAATGTATCTGGTGTTACAAAACCAACAGATAGTCAATTAAATGCACTAGCTTCAAATGCAACCAAAGAATACAATAATTCAATTATTCGTGACACAAGAAAAGCATCTTATGGTGATATCGGTGACCAATTAGATTTATTATACAAGGACATTGTAGCAAACAAACTAGATACTACTGGCGAGTGGGCAAAGAAAATTAAGGCAGTGAAAGATGCCAACGCAAAGGAGTAAAACATGGCACTAAGTAAAATAGATGTAGCAAATATGTTAACAGGTGCAACTCCTGTGGCTAATGGAGGAACAGCTTTAACAAGTGGGTTTAAAAATGGAATTAGCGAAGCTGACCAATGGAGAGTTACTTCTGATTTTACTCCGGCAGGATTTGTAACAGCTAACTGGGAAAGAAATGATACTACCTATGATAAAATTGGTACGGGTATGACGGAATCGTCAGGCGTTTTCACTTTTGCGTCTACAGGAATATATAGTGTTGATTGGGATATAGTTAATGTTATCAATGAGAATTCAAGAGAATTAAAAACAAGAATATTTATAACAACTAATAATTCATCTTATTCGGGTATTTGTGAAAATGGAAGTTTTGTCTCTCGTACAGACTCAAACAACACTTACGGAATGGGTCACGCAAACGCAATTGTTGATATTACAAATGTAACCACACATAAAGTGAAAATGTATTTTGATAATGAAGGAAGTGTTGGAACTTGCAAAGGCAGTAGTTCATTAAATTTATGTTGGGCAACATTTACAAGATTAGGAGACACATAAAATGACAGATAGTAATGGAAGGCCAAATCACATTGAGGATGCTTTAGTAACATTAGGTAAAGGTAATTGGTTTGGGTGGACAGATAGTAAAAATAAAATTTATGCTAATTTAATAATACACCCTAAAATATGGAACCAAAGTTATACAGGTAATGTGCATGAAACAGGCATGATTGATACTATTTATACAAAACCAACGGAATCAACATTAACAGCAAAGTTGAAAGAATTACAGGACGCATGGGATGCGGCATACGGAGGATAGATGGCATACATAGGAAAATCAATAGAGAGTGGCACATTCAGTGTACTCGATACGAGTGGCAATACCTATAATGGGTCTAACGTTACATTTAGTTTAGGCACACAAGTTGGTTCACCGGCACAGCTTTTAGTATCACATGATGGTGTTATTCAAAAACCCGGAACAGATTATAGTTTAGCTACAGGTGGTACACAAATTACTTTTAGTACAGCACCTGCAAGTGGTGCTTCTATATTTATTGTAGAAATATCTGGTGCAGTTGGTGGCCCATTAGATTCAGACTTAAATGGTACAGAATTAATTTTAGATGCTGATGGTGACACAAGCATTACAGCAGACACTGATGATCAGATAGATGTAAAAATAGCAGGCGCTGACGACTTTACAATCACAGCAAACAAATTTGATGCTTTAGCAGGAAGTAACATTCATGTATCTGGTGATGCAGATGCCGATGATATAACAGGCGATTCTGCTCAAGGAAGAGTAACTATTGGTGCAGGACAAGATTTAAATTTATATCATGGTGGAACAAATTCTTACATAGTAAATGATACTGGAAACCTTGTTGTAAATGCAGGTGCTTCAGATGCTGACATAGCTTTTAGTGGTAATGATGGTGGTTCTGCTATAACAGCTTTGACATTAGATATGTCTGCGGGCGGAGATTTAACTTTAGGAGCAAATGCTAATATAGTATTTCCTGCAACAAATGTAGTAAGCACAAATGCAAATACTTTAGATGATTATGAAGAAGGCACTTTTACACCAACTGTAACAGCAAATAGTGTTGCTTATGATAATAGAACAGGAAGATATACAAAAGTTGGAAACAAAGTTTTTGTAGAATGTTTAGTTCAATGGAACTCTGCAAGTTTTGCTAGTGCTACTGGAAAATTAACGGTAACAGGTTTACCATTTACACCTATAGTTATTCATTATCATGGGACATATGGTACCGCATACATATCTAGTGTTAATACAAATAATACAGACGGGGTTGCTGTTTTAAATGTAATAGCATCCGCAAACGACCAGTCGGCTGTTGAACTCATAGTTTACAATAATGACGCAGGTGGAAGTTATGTAAAAAATGATAATAATGGAGATGGTGTATTTTCATTTTGTATAACATATCGAACAACAGCATAAAAAATTAAGGAGAATAAAAAATGGCAATAACAAAAACAACAGTAGTTGAAAACATAAACGCAGTAGGAGAATACAAAGCAGTTCATGTTGCTGTAGACACTGTAATTAAAGAAGATAATGTTGAATTATCAAGGTCTAGACACAGACATGTTTTAAACTGTGGCACTATAGATGATTCAAATAATTTTGTTGCAACTAATATTTCTAGTGAAGATTCTGCTGTTCAAGCAGTGTGTAACGCAGTTTGGACTCAAGCAGTTAAAGACGCATGGAAAGCTAAATTAATTGCAGACAAAGAATAAAACATAATGTTACTAGGACATGGAGCAATAGGACAATTCGGAGTAGCAGAAGCGCTATCCGGACTTGTTGTTAATGCAGGAACCGTGGATGTTTCCATGGGCCAAGCGGCAACGTTTAGTATTGGCACAGAGACTGTAGCAGCGAGTGCTGTATTTGCAGTCAGTGCGCCTACACCTCCTAGCTTTACTATAGGCACAGAAACTGTAACAGCCAGTGCTAATGTAACTACGACAACTGCTGGGCAAATGACTTTTAGTATTGGAGATGAAACAGCTTTTGGTGAATCATTTCAAAATTTAATTAATCTTACTGTAGGTTCTCCAGATCTACAAATTTGGAGTCAAGCAGATGATAGTCAATCAGTGACATGGGTAAACGTAGAACCAGGATCAACAGATTAATATGGCAGATGACGCAACAATAAGTTTAAACGCAACTGTGTTACCAGATGAAATATCTAAAACTATTGCTGGTAGTGTAACTATTACACCAGCAGATGCAAACGATAAATGGTATTACAAATTAACAAGCGTATCAAACGCAAGTACAGATTTAATTGCAGGTTATTTCACAGATTATACTGCAGTGGACGATGACACAGCTCCGACAGCTGTAGCTACAGGAGATAAAGTAAATTTTATTTTTATAAAAAACACTGATTCTTCTAACGATGTATATATTGTTTTGGATGCAGGCACCGCTTCTACTTCTGCAACTGACGCGATTAAAATAGCAGCAGGACACTCTTGGTTTGGAAACTTGCCAAATACAACAGTAGCTGATATACATGCAATTTCATCATCTTCTACTGTAACATGTATTGTAGCAG